CCGTGGTTTCGGACGCTACATAGTCTTGCCTACCGCTGCTTGGGCCTTGGCACAAAGGACATGATGGCGGTCGAGCACTACCAGGAGTTCGCACGCGAGGCAGGCATCACGCTCGCAACTGATACGGGCGAAGAGGATTTCATTGTCAAGACGGACCACCCGATCCTGAACGAGATCAACATCGCACGGATCAAGGGCCTGGACCTGCGTGAGCACTACAACCGCTCAGAGATCGAGATCGAGTGGCACTACTTCGAATTCATCGAGCGTGCGTATCGGCACTACAAGAACGCCCGCAACCTTCTGGACTTCACCGACCTCTTGGAGTTGATCGTCCAGCAGCCGGAGCGCTTGCCACGGCTCGAGGCGCTCATCATCGACGAAGCACAAGACCTTTCACCTTTGCAATGGAGGCTGGTAGAACAACTTGCGTTGCGCTCCCAGCGCTGCTTTCTGGCAGGCGACGACGACCAGGCCATCTACACCTGGGCCGGGGCCGATGTCGAAAGCTTCCTGAACTTCAAAGGCCAGATCAAAGTGCTCGAGCAGTCGTACCGCGTGCCCGCAAAGATCCACAAGCTTGCCAACGCCGTCGTCCACCGGATCAAAAAGCGCCAGCCCAAGGCATGGCGCGCTCGCGAAGAGACAGGCAGCATCCACTACTACCAGGACTGGCACGACGTCAACGTCGCTCAAGGCGATTGGTTGATCCTTGCGGCCGCCAACTACATGCTCGCCGACATGTACGACTGGCTCAAGAGCCAGGGCTTACTCTTTGAGCGCTTCGGACAACGGTCCATCCCCGAGTCCGTGCTCACGGCCGTCATCGGCTGGGAGCGCCTGAGAAAGGGTCAGGAAGTGCCGTTCCAAGTCGTCCAGACGATCTACAAGTACATTGACACCAAGCTCGTGAAACACGGCTACAAGGGCTTGCGCACCGCTGACCCGGCTGCGCTGTATGCGCTCGATCTCCTGAAAGAAAAGCACGGACTTCTTTCTACAGAAATCTGGCATGAGGCGCTTACCAAGATCGCCGAGAACCAGCGACGCTACTTGATCGCTGTTCTGCGTCGCGGAACACGGCTCACGGGTAAAGTGCCCATTAAGCTGTCCACGATTCACGCAGCCAAGGGCGGCGAGGCGGACAACGTGCTCCTGATGGCGGATCTGACCACCAAATTCGCAAAAGAATACGATCGCAACGCGGACGACGTGAACCGGCTGCTGTACGTGGGCATCACCCGCGCCAAACAGACCCTGCACATCGTGCTCCCGAAGGATGAGCGAAAAGGATTTCGGCTGTGACCAAACGCGACTTCAACACCATGCCCCTCTTTCCACGGCAGTCGGAGTGGATCCCTCCACAGTCTTTTCCCAACTTGTCCACAGCCACGGAGATTGCAATTGACCTCGAAACCTGTGATCCGAACATGGAATCCATGGGCCCAGGCTGGCCTCGTCGTGACGGCCACATTGTTGGGTACGCTGTTGCCGTTGACGGATGGGCAGGCTATTTTCCTGTTGCTCATAGCGGCGGCGGTAACCTTGATCGTCGGATTGTGGAGCGATGGGTGGCCGATGTCCTTGCTACGCCGGCTGACAAAATCTGCCACAACGCCGCCTACGACATAGGCTGGCTTCGAGCATCGGGCTTCACGGTCAACGGCCGCATCATCGACACGATGCTCGCTGCGCCGCTTTTGGATGAGAACCGCTTCAGCTACGCGCTCAACAGCCTGGGCTTTGATTACCTCAGGGAGGTGAAGTCTGAACAGGGCCTGAAGGAGGCTGCACAGGACTTTGGTGTGCATGCCAAGAAGGAGCTGTGGAAGCTGCCGGCCATGCACGTGGGCGAGTACGCCGAGCAGGACGCCGCGCTCACGCTCAAACTCTGGCATCACCTCAAGTCGCTTCTTCGCTCTGAGGACGTCGAATCCATCTTCAACCTGGAGACGGAGCTGCTGCCTATCCTCATTGACGTTACCTATCGCGGCATCCGCTTCAATAGCACCAAGTGCGACAAGCTAATCCACGACCTGCGGCAACAAGAAAAACAGATCTTGCAAACACTCAAAGAACAGGCCGGAGAGCAGGTCGATATCTGGGCGGCGGCGAGCGTCGCGAGAGCGTTTGACAGACTGGGCATCGAATACCCGCGCACGGCTCAAGGGGCACCGAGCTTCACCAAGAGCTTTCTGGACAGCCACGACCATCCGATGGCCAAGATGATCGTGGAGGCGCGAGAACTGAACAAGACCCACGGCACGTTCTTGACACCTTACCTGGAGCACGCTCGACGCGACGGCCGCATCCACACGCACTTCAACCAAATGCGAAACGAGGACGGCGGCACAGTCACCGGCCGCCTGTCGGCTGCCAACCCCAACCTCCAGCAGGTTCCGAGTCGGCACGAAATGATCGGCCCGATGGTGCGCAGTCTATTCCTGCCGGAGGAGGACCAGATCTGGGCGGCAAATGACTTCTCCTCACAGGAGCCGAGGCTGCTGGTGCACTACGCCACCTTACTCGGTCTTCCCGGCGCTGAGAAGATGGCCGATGCCTATCGCTCCGACCCCAATACCGACTTCCACCAAATGGTCGCGGACATGGCCGGCATCAAACGCAAGGCCGCCAAGACCATCGGCCTGGGGCTCATGTACGGCATGGGTAAGCAAAAGCTCGCCAACAGCCTGGACCTGCCCTTGGAAGAGGCGAGCGAGCTCATCGGAACCTTCCACAGCAAAGTCCCCTTCCTTCGCGGCACGGTGGACGCGGTCATGCGCCGCATCGAGCACCCAGCCTCCGGTGGCGCGATCCGCACGCTCCTGGGCCGCAAGTGCCGCTTCCCGCTCTGGGAGCCCGTGCAGTACGGTGTGAACAAGGCGCTCCCGTACGAGCAGGCGATCATGGCCTACGGACAACGGATCAAGCGCGCCGGCACCTACAAGGGCCTGAACAGGCTAATCCAAGGCTCGGCAGCGGATCAGACCAAGTCCGCCATGGTCGCGCTCCACAAGGCGGGCTTTAAGCTTTTGCTCCAGGTCCATGATGAGTTGGCCGTGTCGGTCGGCTCACGAGACGAGGCCCGCGAAGCGGCGGACATCATGACCAAGGCGGTGAGCCTGGAAGTACCCTCACGCGTTGACGTGGAGACTGGACCTTCCTGGGGCGAGGCGGCATAATGGATGCTGGTTTCCGTTGTCTCCTTGTGGTGATGGTTGGGCCGGGATCACTTCCCGGCCCTTTTTCAGAAAGAAAGAAAGCTTGTGAAAAAGCGATATGTCATCAAGCAGCCCCCGATCCCGCCTAAGTACAAGCGCGGTCCACGGCCCCTTGAAATCGTTTACGTCCCACGAGAGGTCGTCAACGGCTATCGCGTCCCAGAGGACTGGGTCATTGAACATTGGATGAACCTCCCCAAGGAGGTTGAACCCAAGAAGTACAAATTCAAAGATCGTCTAGGAGCTAACGGATTGGACCACTTAAAGAAACCCCCCAAGCCGCCTAAGCCCAAGAAGCGCGGTCGGCCACGCAAGATCGGGCCAAAGAAGAAATGGCGCGAGGACCCGTACCGCTTGTCGCCGTCCACGCGCCCCGGCGCACGATGGCACACGGTCAGCGTTCCAGAGCTCGCCCACGCGCAGCTCAAGGAGATGTCTCTCTTTTACGAAATGCCGATCTCACAGGTCATATCCAAACTCGTCGGCGAGGCGTTTGCAAGGGCCTCGGAAGAGTCCGCCCTCCTCGCACGCATTGAAGCCAACCGACACAAGGAAAATCCAGATGGAAAAGCTAACGAAGATGTACTACAAGACGGAGCTAAAGCTCCCCGTCGAACTCACTTTTGAGGTCTGGCCATCGCTGGAAATCAACGGTACGATGATGCCTCCGATGGTCGATATCACACGCGTCATGCTCACGGTCACCGGCCCAAGCGGCAAGCCCCGGACGATTGATATCACACAAGGCATCGACGACGACCTGCGCATACTCTTAGAAGATGAAATCATCGAGGCATACAGTGAAAATGAGTGACGAACTACGCTCTCTTGGCAGCCGCTATCCAGAGCACGCTGAGTTCCTGGCCGCCTGCGCCGACAAGCTCGAGGAGTCCCGGCAATGGAAGCTTGCGTGGACTCAATCAGAACTTCGCAATGAGGCCTTGACACGTGAATTGGAAGTGTTAAGATCCAAATCCTAGACGCAAGTCTTAGTCGCAACCAGAAAGGAGAACGCGATGTCCAAGAAGCCCCCCGCCCCCGTGCCCCTGGCCTGGCCTTTTTCTGTTTGGGATGGTGCCAAGTGGCTCACGCCGCTTGAGCAACTGACCCCGGCCCAGCGCAAGGCGCTGCGTTCCGAGAAAAAATCTTCCCGGACCCCGGACCTGTCCGACGTTCCAGAGGCGAGGTTCTGATTATGCTCGTCAAGAACCCGCAGACCGGCAAGATCGAGGTCATTCGTGGCCAGTCCGAGACCTTCTTCTACAACACGGGCCGCGTTCGCATCGGCATCCTCTACCAGCGCCCCGCCCCTGCCATGTCCTTTGACGAAGAGCGTCTTCAGCGGGCGCTGCTGCGTGAGGTCAAAGCGGCACGGCGGCGGTCATGAAAAAGCGCAACAAGAAGCACCGGCCACGGCCCGTGATCCGCGACACGATGTCGTTCGTACTTTCCGGCATGCAGCGCCTGTCCGACATCAAGGGCTACTGCGTCACCGTGCAACTGCGCACGCGTGCCGCGCTTGAGCGGCTGCGCCTGGGCATGGCAGACAAGGATGACGTCGCACGGCTCATGGCCATGCTCAACCTCACTGAGGCGCTGGCGATGCACGGCCTGGGCAAGGATCACCTCGAGTCGCTGTCCACGATCCAGAAGCACCTCGTCAACCTCGCCACGCGCGGCGCGGCCACCGAGCGCTTCATCATGAACGCGGAGCAATGGCAAGCGCTCAAGGACCTCGCTGATCTGCACGAAGCGCAGCTCGAGACCTGCACCGTCTACGAGGTTGAACAGGCAGTGGACTTCATCGAAAGAAACCAGCGCTCCGGCAACGTCCATCTAATCACACCACCGAAAGGAATCGTATGAGACGCATCGGAAAGGGCGCTGTCGAAGCCCTGATGCTCTTGCAGCATGCCTGGGCGAGGCTTGATGTCCAAGCAGGCGAGGGCACGATCGAATTGCTCCCGCCCGAACTCACTTATGAAGAGTTCACTGAAAACCCGGTCGTGCAGTGGCTCTTCGCGGGCCACTTCCCGCCGCCCTTTGCCAACGAGGCAATCGCCTACGAGGCCTACATGTTCTATACCACTGAGAGAAAGTGAGAACTGCCATGTTTAACCTTGCCACCCTGCAACTGCACAACGTCCAAAAGGTTGTCGTCGGGCCCGAAGAGGAGCGAAACAACTATCACTTTCGCCGCATCTTGATTTACACCGAGACCGGAGAGACCGCGATCGAACTCTTCTCCCACTTCCCCGACGAAAACGCCGACGACACCGGTATTCTCGTCTCCGTCTGAGCCAAGGACCCGCCATGAACAAACGCCCCCGCCCTACCTTCGCAGAGCTGACGGAGAAGATACGCGCTCAAACGATACTGGAACTTGAACACCAGTGCGACGCTCTACTAGAGGCCGAACGCGGGCTTATTCGCGCGGAGTACGAGCACGCCTATGCCCTCCTTTCCAAGCACACCACCGCGCTGGAGCTTGAGAACGCCGAACTCCATCGCCGCCTTTCAGGCCTTTCCGTTCGCCGGATCCTCTGGCAACGCATCAAACGCCTTTTCTCGGGGAAAAACCATGTTTGACGAACTACGCAGCGTCCCACGGACCAAGGACTACGCCAAGTCCAACAAAGATCTTGACGACGCCATCAACAAGGTCCGACAGATCTATCCCAACCACTTCCTGCTGCCCGCAGACCTACACAAAAGGACCTTCTACGACGAGCCCGGCGATCACCGAGTCCCCCTGCAGTCCTTCGTCGTGCCCGCCAAGCGCAAAGGCGGCGCGTGAAGCCCGGACAGGACTTCGTTGCTGAACAGGCCAAGCGTATGCAAGCACTGATTCAACAACGAGCCACCCTCGATCGCGACGACCTCGAATACGTCGTCGATCGAGTCTCACGGCTCAAGGACCAGCGCCTGCAAGAGTGCGTGGCCGAGCTCGTTGGATGGGGCGACGATGAACGCGCCGAGCTTGAGACGTTCATCGCGATTGCGATCGAAGTCATGAAGCGCACGAATGTGAGCAAACTGCGTGAGTGCGCGCGGATCGTGGAACTTCGGTTCCTGGCCCGAGAACTACGGAACGAGGAACAAGGATGACCACCAACCAAGACGCCATCACGGACCCGACGCTAGTTTATCGACCGATGGAGACCTGCCCCACAGGCCCGAAGGTGCTCCTACTCAATCAAGCCGGCATTGCCAGCACAGGCTGGTGGGATGGCAAGGACACGTGGTTCGTGGGCTGGTATCCACTGCCCAAGATCCCACCGGAGATCCGCGCGTTGATTGAGCCCACCTACAAACCAAAGGAGACGACATGACGCGAGATGAAATCCTTTCACGGGCCGAGAACCACGGCGCGCTGACAGCAGGCTGGATCTTCAGTGCCCAGGGCCTGGAGAAGTTCTGGCAGGAGGCCTTTGAGGCAGGCCGGACAGCAGAGCGCAAGGCCTGTGCTGCATTGACCGAGGACCTGGGACAAGAGGGGATGGGTACTCTTGCGATCGCAGCGGCGATCAGGAAGCGGAAATGAACCGAGATGACATCATTCGCATGGCGCGGGAGGCTGGCGCTATGACTGGCACAGGGTCAGTTCAGTTTCGATTGGACGATCACCTTGAACGCTTTGCCGCGCTTGTTGAACACGCTGTTCTTACAAGGCAGAAAGCCAGGTACTACCAAGACGGCTACGAAGCTGGTGTTGCAGCGGAGCGTGAGGCGTGTGCAAAGTTGGTAGAGAACTACGGCCCAGACCTCGTGACTTGGGATGCGTCTGCTCCGATAGTTACGACACCGCACCCGGCGTTTAAAAAACCGTGGGTCGGGCTGACGGAGGAGGAAGTAAAGCACATCGCTGATAGCGAATGGGAAGAGGCATTTGTGCGCTTGATCGAAGCAAAACTGAAGGAACTCAATACATGAACTCACAAACCATCCCCCTACGCCCCGCATTGAATTCGACCGAGGATCCCCCTTCACGGATCACGGACCAGGAACTCCTGGAATACATCAACGCCCTCCGACGACGGATCGAGGTCCAAAATATCCAGATGGAGGCGCTCGCAGTTGAAGTAAGATCGCTCCAGATCAAGGCAAAAGAGCAGGAGGATTTCATCGACCGCCTATCGCTGGATCTCGCTCTCTACAATAAAGGGCCTGTCAAGGGAGCTATGGGATGAATCAAGATGTATTGTCAGGACTAAGGGAGTTGTTCGGCATACCCGCCCAGGCAAGGTATGTCCATTTGGTCACCATGACCATCAACGGCGTGAAACATCTCTACTTGGGTCCCGTTTTGCCAGAACTGTTCGAACGAGGCTGCGACGTCGAGATCTCTGCCATCGAGTTTGGTGACCTGCTTGAGGTCGAACACGCGATCCGCCTCCTACAAGGGAAATACCTTGAGGGGGAGAATGTCAACTGAGGGTGAGGCGAGGCTATCGCCCTCGCCCGTCCCGCCGGTAGGACTCTTCAAGGTTGGAAAACCGGATGTCTTCCCGATCCTTGTTGATGTGCAGCAGACGAAACTCGGGCCACGATCCGGTTTCCAACAACCAGATGATCTTGGCGCACGAGTAGGACACGCCATCCAGGCGTACCCGCCAGTCCCCGTATTTGCCCATCGGCGTGCCGGCAAGCTCGCCTCGGTAACGGCCGTGCCGCCAAATCAATGCGCCAATGCCGGCGGGGGAATACTCGAACATGTGTTTCATGTGCTCGAGGACGTGAGGTGGTGGAGTAGCGCTCATGGCGGTAGTGTAGCGCTTAGCGTGAGGGAATGCAAGGGGCGCGGAGCGGGGAGGGAGGGGAATGGGGCGGGGGTCACGGATCACGGACCACGGGCTTACGGGGCGAAACAGTAAACCTTCCCAGGAGAATGCTTTCGCTTAGAGCTACTCTTTTTATAAAAAATGATGTAATGGTGTAATAACTGATTTAAATCAATAGGTTAAATGGACTTACGGTGTTTTTATAGGGTGTAATGGTGTAATTTCTTCTGGGAATCGTTGGAGGGTTTTTTACATACTCAAAGAGATTTCATTCTTTGGCCTATATAGGATTTGCGAAAATGCCGAAAGGTGGCCAGTTGAGGTAGGATAGAGCCCTGCCCTGGCAATCCTGCCTGGGTTGCCATAGAGGAGAAAGGTGATGTTCGAGATCGAGAAGGGTGTACCGCTGCCTGAAGGCCGACAGTCTGGGTCTGTTTATCCGTTCCGGTTCATGGAGGTCGGTGACAGCTTTGTTGTGTCCGAAGAGGACAGGCTGAAGAACGCACGTGCGGCCGCGTACTCCTACGGTAAACGTAGTGGCCACAGGTTCGCCTGTCGGCGGGTGGGTAATGGCTGGCGCTTCTGGCGTGTTAGCTGATTGCTGAGTAGGGAGGCCGGTGATGCCATCAAGAGATGGGCAGTTTATGGCGGGCAAGAAGTTAGGTCGCCGTGATGATCGTGTTGAAGAGCGCATCAACCGGCCAGTCAAAGTTGTCAAACCTAAGGTATTGAGTCCGCAGGAATGGAAGTTTGTTGAAGAGTTTGTCGCGGGCGAGGGGCACGTTACCCTGAAGGAGGCGGCTTTACGAGCCGGCTACGCTGAGACCTGGGCAAGGGCCAGGGCAAGAGAGCTCACGGATCCGGACAAGAGCCCGCATATCGTGGCTGCGATCCAGGAGCGGCGCAGGGAGCTGGGCGAGAAGTACGGCACCACGTATGAGCGGCACATGCGGGACTTGCAGGTGATCAGGGATCAGGCTTTGGCTGCGGGAGCGTACGGTGCGGCCGTCCAGGCCGAATACAGGCGCGGGCAGGCTCTTGGGACGATTTACATCGACCGCAAGGAGATCAGGCACGGCACGATCGACTCCATGAGCAAGGAGGAGGTCATGCGCAAGCTGGAGGAGATCAAAAAGCTCTACGGGGGCGGCAATGGCGGCCCGATCATCGATATCACGCCTGATCAGGTGCGCGAGAGCGTTGACGTGCGAGAGCTGCCGGATACCGACCCGGTTGAAGACGCCCCCGAAGGCCTCCAGGAGGCTCCAGGAGCGCTTGAAAGCAAAGGAGAAGGGGACGATGCCAGCGAAGCCAGAAAGCGCCCTGTATCGGCGGCTGAGAGACAACCTCTCAGCGTCCGATTGCCATTTAACCCGAATCGAAAGTAGGGTAGGCCTCGGCATCCCTGACTGCCTGATCGCGTTCAAGCGCTCGGGCGAGTTTGTGATGGTAGAGCTCAAGGTTGTCAGCAGGGGGCTGAAGGTAAATCTATCGCCGCATCAGATCGCCTTTCATTTGAAGCACGCGGACATGCGGTGCCCGACCTTTGTCCTGGTGCTGTATGCGCCTGTCGGGAAGCGTAAAGAGTCCGAGCTCTTGGTGTATGGTGGTGACCAAATCATGGACGTGCACAAGCTGGGCGTAAAGGCCGAGCCGCTGGCCCGATGGCCGTGGCTGGGGGTACAGTGGCCGATGCTTAAACATTGCCTGTTGACAGGCGAACCGATTGACGGTTAGAGTTGCGATTCGTCCTCGGGCAATGGTGCTCGGGGGAGATCAGAAAGTGAGAAAGAAAATGAAAACATCTGAACTAACCGGTGCCGCTCTTGACTGGGCGGTGGCAAAGTGTGAAGGGGTGTCCGTTGAGTACATTGACGACGGAATAACTCAATGCTTGCTGATGTCAATGGGCGGGCGCTTCAACCCATCAACTAACTGGGCACAAGGTGGGCCGATTATTGAGCGGGAGAGGATCGGCGTGTGGCATTACCAACAGAAGGATTGGATGGCGTCGTGGTGGAAGGATGGTCGGCAGGCGTTTGGACCTGCGCCACTCATCGCTGCCATGCGTTGTTACGTTGCCAGCAAACTGGGGGATGATGTAGAAATTCCGCAGGGCATGGGAATGTGAAACAGCCTGTTCGTTGGCCACCACATATCCGAGACGCGATTGAGAACCAGAAGAGAAGAAAGGAGATTGACGAAGAGGCCCGCCGTGCTGCGCAGCATCGGACATGGCGGGAGATAGGAAAACTGGCTTTGTTTCTTATATGGCATGGCATCATCCAGGCGATGACAGGCAACCGAAGAAGGTAGCGCTTGACACCGGTTTTGATTTCGTGCTGCAATTGAGTCTGGCCCTCAGTTGAAGGGCTTCAACCAGAAAGAGAGAAAGGTGCACCATGGACTTGAATCTGATTTTCTCGAAGGCGCTTTGCGAC